ATGCGGCCCTTGGTTACGTCCAGAGGAATGCGCAGTTGTTGAGATTTGCGCAGCTCATCCAGACTGTAAGCATAGCTGTTACCGCCATAGAATACCTTGATGCTGGATTTTGCAGCGTTAATGTCAGACTGCGGCAGATCGTCACCGTTAGATCCGATGAATTTACCCATAGTCACAGCGTCATAACTGATATAGGTTACTTCATCGACCCACTCAGGCTGGGAGGTATCCACCGGGACAAAGTCTTGATAGACAATGTTGCGGTATTTTGCCTCATAAATTTTAGCCTCGGTATTAGACAGTTGACTCAAGTAAAAGGCCAGACCGTCATCCGCCGTCGGAAGATTTGCGTCATAGGTGAGGGTAGAACCGTCATCCAGAGTTACAGTTACCATGTCCATTGCTTAACCTCCCAAGCCAAGAGACAGTTTCACCAAGTCGCCCGCAGAACCGCCGGTCAAGAACTTGGCATTAGGAATCAGCACACTAGCAGTTGCGCCAGTACCAGCCGCGTTAGAAAAATCGCCTTGCTGAGTTGCACCTACTCGGAAATATGCTTGATCATCAACGGCAACAGTAGCCGCCGCAACAACCCACACAACACCCTCAGAGATAACCGACATATCACGGCCATCCGGAGCGCCAAAGGTTTCACCGTCAGAGTACGCACGGTTCAGCTCACGCATTACAACGCCGTTAAAATCCAGCGCAGTATCGCCAGACTCTACCAACCGAGACTTGCCAGCATCGGTATCGGTAGCAACCGCTTTGCCGTACCCAATGGTTGCACCACTAGCATTCAGCTTTGATACCACGTTGCACAATTGCAGATCAGCAGGCATACCGGCATAGGCCGCGCCATGATCAATCGAATATGAAGTTTGAACGGTCATTATGCGTCCTCCCCTAGAGTTTTCTTCCACGCACCACTCAGGCTATCAGCATAGCTCTGGCGAGGTGATACTTTTTGCTCTTGCTTCTTGGCCATATCAGCAGCCAATTTGGACTGAGCGTCAGAGGCGGCCTTCTTGCCATCTTCCTCTTCCTCTTCGTCCTCAGCTTTTTTTCTCCATCTCCATGTCGAAAGCAGCTTCAACATACGCACCGGACTTTCCAGCCCAGTCCACACTATCCTTAATGGATGCGAGAGCGGCACGCTTAATCTCTACAGAATCAACAGATTCGCACGAGAACTCTGATCCTGCCAGCTTTTGAGCATCAGCCACAGCCGCAGATACAGCCTTAACTTTGGCGGCAATAGACTCATCAGAAGCGGCAATCTTCGCCTTTTCCAAATCCTCAGTCACGCCGTCTAGCTGCGCCTGCAATCCGTCTGCACGGTCCTTTTCGGTCTTCGCGCTATCGGTCAAGCGTTGAATACTGTCTTCGACTTGCGCCGCTACTGCATCCTCCACTTCGATGGCTCGACCATTATCGAGTGTTACTTTAGCCATTTTGGCCTCCACTTGTTTATCAAAAATGCGAGCCATCGCGCCCGCTCTTGCTTTATCCACCAACGCAACATGATTAATGCGAATGTCACGCTGGATGAATTCATACTCTTGGCCGTCTTCCGTTACGCCAGAGGTTTTTTCATATTCCGCAGTGTATCCCGCCGACAGCTCCGTTTTACCGCTCTCAATGGCTTCAATGGCCTTTTTGTCTTTCACGATCAAAGGAGCAACAACAAAGTCGCCATCCTGTTCGCCAGGACCTACAACAACGCCCACGGTAACATCAGAAAACGTCTCAGGGTTAACCAAGTCTCTAGGGTGGTCGTTTGTAACGTCAGACCCGTTATAACTATCAAGGGAAGATTTAGAGAAAACCTCATCGGCTGGGCGATAGACATTAACGATCCGCATAGGGTCGCCATCCAATCCCAGCTCAGAGGCCAAATACTGCTGAATACCAGTCCTAGCTACACGGCCAGGAACACGCAAAAACCCTTCATCGGTGTATTCTCGCTGGCTAACCTTATAGGTGGAACGGTCAAATAATGTGACTTGCAACGAATTATCCTCGCGCTGTTTGCTGAATATTAACACGTTGCGCCAGTGGGTCAAATGTGGCCATGCTATTTGCCTGATTTAACCTGCTTAGATGGCATACCTATTGCTACGCATCGGCAATTTATCGCACTGCCAGGAATTATCTTTTGCCCCTTGTCATCCTTGGGTGGATCATCCCACCGATACACGCCAGGACCATACCCAACATCAGCCTTGGCTATTTCTTCGTGATCGTCCCTAACTCTAGAGTCCTCTGCCGTTTCCCATTTGAAAAACTCAAATCCGGCTGACGTTTGCCGCGCCTTATTAATCTCACCATTAACTTTGCTGGTTTGATCTCTAGCTATTAATGCGGCCCTTCTTTGGGTAACGCCAAACTGGTTGCGCAACTGCCCAATAATGTTTCTAGGCAATAACCCAGACCGCATATTGGTCATGACAATAGACTGCACCTGATTTAGGTATTGACTCGGAATAGTCGTAATAAGCCGCGCATTATCGAGCGTGGACGCCTCTAGAAGATCCTGTAAAGCTTGACTATCCCCAAACACATCAATCCCAACTGCTTTTGTGCCTCGCAGAAATCTGCGCTGGTTCTGCCTGTTGACGTTGCTCACAAAATCGCCAGCAACCTGATTTGCCGCACCAATAAATGAAGGCGAACTCCATTTCTGGATAAGCTGAATAAATACAGCCATTATCTGATCTGCCCACCCATCGTTTACGGATGAATCAGAGACATACAAAGGCTCTAGCGCTTTAATCATTGGCACGATCTTTGTGTTGATATCATGGCGAACTGCTCGGACCAGCCTTTGTAGCTCGGCGTTATACTGAATCCCCGCCGCTTTAGGGATATCGACAGGCTTAGGGTTTTTGACCTTCTTGCCCTGCTGTTGGATTTCCTCTAGCTGATTGCCCAACAACTGCTGCGCGACAGATTCCACTACTCATCCCCAACGACATTAAATGGGCTTTCTAGCTGCTCCTGCTCCGACTCCCGCAACTGCTCATCGGTAAACTGGTACTCCTCGCTGGCCTGCAAATTTTTCTGCACTTGGAATGTTTTAGTAACGCCATCCTCAAGGTATATGCGATTTTTTTGGGCTTGCAGTAGCTGAGATTGCGCAAGCTCCACTTGATTCGGTTGTTTTAGCGGATTCCAAACATAATCATAGTCGTCTGGCATATCGCCAATAGCAGACCGTACCATGACTTGATCTACATAACTGAGAGGCTGCGCTAATTGCGAACCCTGCCACGATCTCACATCATCGTAATAATTCGTTAAATCACCCTCGCCGGTCGCGCTTAGACCTTTAGCGCTCGTTCCAAATAATTTAGTAAACGGTATACGTGCCGACCCTGAAAGCCACACCATCAGTGTCTCTAGTGTTTGCGCCACGCCTGATAGCTGTAATGTCTTGCGGTCGAACGTCTCATCACCGTCCAATAGCGCTAGGTGAACAATGGATTTCATCTGAGAAAACAGAGTGTAGCGGTTGGTTATCGCCTCATCCTGGTCGCTGGCTAGATCATCAGCGAGGCCCTCGCGAGTGATGATATCCACGCTAGCCTCTTGCATAAGCTCCGCAATGCCGCCTTTTGCAGACACGGTATCCTTGAGGTCCTCCATGCACTTGCGCAGCTCAGAATCCCCCCAGCCCTGGGTATGCGCCATTTGCCTGCGCGGGAGTCTCGCCCCATTGAATCTGGCAAAGTGCGTCCAATGAATAGACTGCGATCCGCCCTGTATGGTGTAAAACTCTGGCATCAAATAGTTAGGCGCTAAAACATTCCATGTATTTAGTGTTTGCGGGGACATTTCCCAGCGATCCAAGACTAGCAATCTGTGCAGGTCACCCTGTTTGATTTTCTTAATGTCCAGAGGCTTTGACAGATCCTGATTAGTAAGCATCAAAATTCCGCCACCGCCAAACAGTCGCGCCCAGCTCAGCGCCTCTTCACAAGCAAACTTTAACCCTATGCGCTGCTCTTCCGCTTGGATTTCCTCAGCCTGGGCCGCCTTAATAGTGCGCCACTCTCGCGTCATATCCCCTGCTGGAACATCTACAATCTGCCGAGCAATCCAGTTTGTTTGGTATGCTGCGTCTAGCTCCATGTAATTATTCAGCATCCCATACGCAAACTGGTTATGTTGGCGTTTACTGGCGTTAGTGCCTAGCCCTGATACAACGTTAATCAGTCCATCAATGGCGCTGGTTTGCTCTGCGGGCAATCGTACTCGCGGTTTTGTCATGGCGTCGGCCTTGTGATTTGTCCGGTTTTAATTTTAACGATTATGCCCCGCTTTGCCCAATATTTGAACTTTTCGGGATCAATGTCGCGACCAGTGATGCAGGAGGCTGCCACCAGCCCCGGAATATACAAATACCGGAACCACCACTTTGGCGTTATTTGTGCCTCTATCCCAGTTATCACAACATATCCCGTATGCTAGAGCCGCCTTTATGCAGCATAATGGATATCGCATCGCACATGGGGTCAATCTGGTCGTCGTGGTCGTGTGCATCATCAGCTGTGAACGCCTCACACTCCGCTATAAAATCTCTCACCCACGGGGCCGACTCGGGAATCATCACATGCCCAGATTCTATGTACCCCAAAACGTCCTGAACTCTGGAAAGCTTATCAACTGACCTCGGAATTGCTTTTACAGGTATCTTAGGCTTAATTACCTTCTGCATTTTCTGGATAAGCTCAGTTCCGCTCGATTTATCTTCAATACCGAAAAATCTTAACCGGCCCGTATCTGCCGACTTATGTTTATTCCAAAAATCCGGGAAGCGGCGCTCAAGCTCGTAAGCCTCGAACTTGTCCCGCATCAAATCAATCAGGTATAACCTGCCGTCATCACCAAGGCCCCAGCACTCAGCGACCTGATAGTCGTTTGCCTCTTTTTCTTTTGAGCGGTATCACCAAAACACGCCCGCCACTTCATTTTTGGCAAAACAGTGTATCGACCAAACCAAGCCCC